CCCTAATGCCAAGCGACGCAAACCAGACCCAAGGCGGCGACCAGATCCGAGTGGCTCCCGTGTTCCAAGCACTCGTCACCCCGGTCGAGATGCAGAGGTCTTACTACCTCTCCGTCAACAAGATCCTCCGTCAAGGCTCGCTGGCGTTCCGCAAGGATCGAAACCTTCAGCGGCAAATGCGCTACGACCCCGACATCATGGGGCCGCTCGTCATGCTGCAACTGTCGGTCGCGTGCGCGGAGTGGGCGGTGCAGGTTCCCGCAGACATGCAGGGCGACGAGCAGGCCACGGAGCAGGCCGCGTTCGTGGAGAAACTGCTGAAGAACACCCCGCGCTTTACGGACATGATGCGTCACCTGTTGGACGCGCTCTGGTACGGGCGGTCGGCGGTCAACATGATCTTCGGCAAGCAGGGCGAAACCATCTACATCCGCGACTGGATGCCGATCCACGGCGACAGCCTGACCATGACCGAACTCGGCCAGTTGGGCTTGAAGGTTGGCCCGCGCTACTACACGCAGACCATCGGCGGCGCAGCCCCGGACACGGACAAGATCAACGGCACGGTCATCGGTTGGGATAGCCGCGTCCTGCCGCTAGACGATCAGCAGCGAGCCACCATCGCGCTGCACACCTACCAGCAGCAAGGGGTAGACTTCGACGAAATATACGAAGCCGAGAATGCCTATCTCGGTCGCGGCATGCGCGATTTGGTTTGGTACTACTGGTCGCTGAAGCAGGCCGCGCTACAGAACTGGGCAACCTACATCGAACGCTACAGCATGGGCATCCGCGTGGGCAACTACCCCGTGGGCAACGAGGCTGCAAAGGCTGACATGGAATCGGCCATGCAGAACCTCCTCGGCGATGTGTCGGTGCTGATTCCCAAGAACGCAGACGGCAGCGATGCAGGCTTCGGCATCGACATCAAGGAGCCGAACGGCGGCAACGCGGAAGCGTTCGCCAAGATGGTTGAGTACCTGACGGAGAACATCAAGGAAGTCATCCTTGGGCAAACTGGCACTTCGCAGGCGGTGTCGAGCGGCCTCGGCTCAAGCATCGGCGACCAGCACGCGCAGACGCTCAACCGCCAAGTCACCTACATCGCCAACGCGCTGGCCGAAACCATCACGCGCGAGATCGTCACGCCGCTGTTCCGCATGAACTTTGGCGACGATGCCATTCCGCCTTCGTTCTCATTCAGCGTGAGCAAGCCGAACCCGGACGAGTACATGAAGGCGATTGAGGCGTTCACCAAGTTGGGTGGCCGCGTCAGCGAGCGCGAGGCACGCAAGGTGCTTGGCCTTGCCGAGCCGGAGGACGATGAGATGGTGCTTCAGGCTCCGTCCGAGGGCGGCATGGGCGGCGGCGGAATGCCACCGCTGGATGTCCGTCCGATGGGCGACGAGCCGGGAGACGCAGGCCCGGAGGGCGATGCAGAGCCGTTCAGCAAGGACAAGTTTGCGCTGTCCGATGTTGACCTGACCCCGCCCAAGGGCGCAGCCGAAGCCGCTTCGCGTGGTCTGGAACTGCGTCGCAAGCACGGTCGAGGCGGTACGGAAGTCGGCGTGGCTCGCGCACGCGACCTGTCGAACCGCAAGACGCTTTCGCCGTCCACGGTTCGCCGAATGCACTCCTACTTCGCGCGGCATGAGGTGGACAAGCAGGGCGAGGGCTGGGGAGAGGACAGCGCGGGCTACATCGCGTGGCTGCTCTGGGGCGGCGATGCGGGCAAGTCGTGGGCCAAGAAGAAGGTGGCCGAACTGGATCGCGCCGAAGGCAAGGACGAGCAGGCCGCGAAGGCCGATCCTGTGGGCGACAAGATCGCGCTGCTGATCCGTGAGGGCTACCCGCAGGATCAGGCGGTGGCTATCGCCAAGAGCATGGAGCGGCGCGGCGAACTGCACGCGAAGCGCGGCAGCAAAGATCGCTTCGACGGTGCGAATTGTGGCATTGGTGAGGGCGGCTTTCAGCCGGGGAACAAGTGCGCCGAGGGCGGTGGCGGCGGTGGCGAGCAGCCAAAAGGGGGCGAGGGCCGCGAACGCGCTGCGCCAAAGAAGGAACGCCGACGCGACCGGATTGAAGGCACGGACGAGGAAGTGAAGGATGAGGTTCGCAAGTCCGAGCGACAGGTAAAGCGCATCCGAGCCAAGATCGCGGAGATCAATGACAAGTGGGAGCAGGCGCAAAAGCCCATTCCCGCAGATCAATGGAAAAAGATGGTTGATGCGGAAGTGCAGAAGCGCATGAGCGAACGCGCCAAGGAAATCACCGCAGACATCATCGCCAAGGGCCAAAAGGCACTTGACGCATCTGCAAAGGAAAGGACTGAATCGTTCCTGCGAGAAGCCGAGACAAAGGCGAAGGCATCGCAAGAGCGCATTGCGGCATTGCAGCAGAAGGTCGATGAATCTTCTAACAAACTGCGCGAAGGAATCCTTGCATACCGGAAGAAGTGGGGCAAGGACTTCATGCCAAAGGAAGCCGCAAGACTTGGACTGCCGCCATTCAAGGCAGAGAACGCCAAGCGACGCATGATGTTTGACATGGCCGAGCAGAAGATGCGAGCCAAGATTTCCGCGATGTTCAAGCGGTACTCCGCGCAGAGTTCTGCCATGTCCAATGCCATGAATGATCTTGATGAGGCCGAAGCAACCCTTGAGGCCGTCGGCGCAATCTTGACCGTGGCCCGCCGTCGCAAGTGACCGAGTTTGAGCGCATCTACAGGCGCGGACTCGCCGATGTCCGGCGGTGGTATCTCGCGGCCCTAGCCGCGCAGGTGCGCGACGAACCGGAGGACGCTGCCGAGGCGTGGGAGCGGTACGGCGAGGTTCTTGGGCAGGTAATGACCTTGACAGCCCTAGCGGGCGCGGCGCAGGCCCACGCGGCTACCAAGGAGCAGGGAGCCGATTGGGAGGCCGGAGAATGGCCGGAGGAGCGTCCGGACACCTTCGCGGCTGCGGAGGCAGGCTTCGGCCCCGGCGCGTACTGGAAGGCCATTCAAGCCTTTAGGAACCGAACTCCACTTGCATGGACGGAGATTCTGCGAATCAAAGCGGAAATGCGATCTATTGCAAACCGCGTAGCAATCACCGAGAACAAGCGGGCATTGAAAGACATGGCAACGCGCTTGGATGCGTTGAAAGCCGTTCTCTCCGGCGCATTCAAAATCAAGGGTGCAACCTATCAGCAAGTGCAGCGCATCCGCGACCTGATCGCGCAGAGCATGGTGAACCAGTCCATCCCAAAGGGGCTAAAAACTGGAAGTTTATCTTCCTTTATTCGGAGAGCGCAGGTAGAGGGCATCATCGGCATGACCTCGGCGCGGCTAGAGACTGTCTACCGCACGAACACGGCCACGGCCTACAACGAAGCGACAGCAGAAACGATGGACAGTCCTGCGGTTGCGCGATGGGCACCACTTGTTCGGCTAGTCGAGATTCACGACAGCCGGACGCGAGGCGCACCGGGCGGCGTGTACCGTCCGAAGGGTAAGAGCAAGAACCCCGGTAGCCATTGGCAGATGGACGGCTACATTGCGACGGCGGCTGATATGCGCTCGCAGGGGCTTGTGCCGCCGAACGGCTTCAACTGCCGAGGCTCGCTAGAGCCTGTCACCTTCGATGAGGCCAAGAGCATGGGATTCATCCGCAAGGACGAAACTCTAGATCGCGCTGCGCTCGCACGGTATAACGCAACCCGGCAGCGCATCATCGACAGAGGCGACTACCCCGACCCCGGATTCAAACGATGAACACAGAAGACAAGTTCTATTTCGGCAAGCATGGTCAGCCCGAGCGGTTTGAGAATGCAGCATGGATGCCAGAGGTAAATCGCATGCTGTCTGACCTCCGCCGAGAAAAAGCAAAAATCAAAATCTGGATCTCCGGGTCTGACAGCGTGACTACTGCGGGATCAAGCATTGGTACAAGTGGGCGTTGGATGGGAACAACTTGGATCGTTGCGGGCCGCATTGCGAACTATTTGAAGTTTGGTGTCAAGGGGGCTGCTTTGAAGCACGAAGAAAAATCGAACTATCCAAAAAAGGGCATGACTACCTCGTTCTATACGGTAAGCAATCTTCCGAAGGAATTGATTGCATACCTGAAGAACTGGGGCATAAGCACTACTCCGCAATCGTTTTCGGGATTCACGGGAACCTCGGCGGTTGCATATTCCCGCCCCGGCCAGCCCGAGCGGTTTTCTCGCATGGTTATGACATCGAAGGGGAACTATCGAACAAGCCTCGGCAGAGATACGCGAGTTCAGATTGAAGGTGGCAATGGCTGGGTGACTGTTGACCCGGCGCAATACATCACTCCGCAGCGCGTCCGTGTACAAGGCACGAAGGGGGAAGTGGAAGTACGAGCGATTATCGAAGGCAGAGAGATTGTCGGTGTGACAGCCAAACTGGTGTCATCGCGTCATGCACAGCCCCAGCGATTTGCGAGGCGCGACGATCTGTACCGAATGCTTTCTCGTCCCGTGACGGTTAGCAACAAAAGCGAAATGGGACGGCTTGCTTCCGAAGCGATGAAGCAGCCTAATTTCACTCCGTCTGGCGAGCAGATGAGCCTGCATGATTTGGCTAACGATGTCGGCATTGAGATTGAGGCGTTGCGTAGTCGAGCCTCCCGCCCCGGCCAGCCAGAGAAGTTCGATGCGTCGAGCCTTGACCGCAAGGGCTTTGCGGCGGCTTCGTCCTCGCCCATGCTGGGCAAGTTGCTTTCCGAGAAGCAGATGCCCGAGGGCGGATGGCGTGCGGTCGAGACTGGCGGCGGTGCGCTGGTCATTTCGTTTGAGGACGGCGATGTGGCTGGAAACTTCGCTCGCCGCGTGGCGAGCCACGGCTACAGCGCGACGGCTCCGGTGCAGTCCATCGGACGCTACTGGAATGTGGAGGTGAAGAATGGCAAGTGATATTGAATCTCGTGTGATGTCGCTGACTCGTCGATATGGCTTCAAGCCAACGCGGGTGCTTGTGCGTGGAACACTTGCCACGATCCTTTTTGAAAATCAGAAGGGCGAAGCAAGTAGATACATCAGTCAACTCAAGCCCGCAATGAAAGAGATGGGCGTTCCAGAAAACTCCATGAAGGCGCGCGAAATATCGCATCCGGCAGAAGCGGGATTGCCAGCGGAACATGTCGGCGTGGTTGAAATTGATTTCAGCAGAATGCTGGAACGAGCCTCCCGCCCCGGCGAGAAGGACATGATGGCAAGCGAGAACGAAGTGCGTCTGCAACTCAAGGGCGGTCGATCAATCAAGATCGTCCGCACCGAAACGCCGACGGGCGGCATGTGGAGCATTCCAGAAATGCCCGAGATTGCAGCGCATCAGAACATCTCCGTGATTCGTGATCGCCTGCGGGGCAAGGGCTTGATTGCCTCCCGCCCCGGTCAGTCTGAACGGTTTGCTGCGTTCAATGTTGAGTTTGACGACAAAGACACTCAAGCAATCATTGCAAGCGGCCAAGCAATTCTCCGCAACATCCGAACAACCGGATATGCGCCAGCAGATGCAGTTGTTGCGAAAATACGAAGCGCAACAACAGACGCGATTGCGGCTCTGAAGGCAGGGAAAATGGTTTCGTACAGCGTCAACGGAAAGCCGATGGGTACTCGGCGCAAGAATCTCAACTCGGGAGAAGTTGCCGCATTACGCGCACGAATTGTCGCGGCCATAAATGTGAACCAACTGAATTCGTTTGCTGATGAAACTGAAAAGATCGCGGCAAAAGACTTTGTCGCAAGGGGACAACCCGAAAACGCACCGAGATCGCGGTTGTATGAGATTTACGATGTGGCGTGGAAAAATTGGTATTACGCAAATGAGTTGATGAGCAAGGGGCCGAACAACACAATTTTGGTTGATCGCCCCGTGAGCAGAGGCTTCTCCCGCTCCGGCGCGAAGGCGACCTTCAAGGTCGAGGATCGCTTCTACTTCGGCAAGTAACCATGCCAGCATCCCACACCGTCGAAAAGACCGAAGAAGGAAAGGTTCGCATCAAGAACCTTGAGTTGTTCATGGGCTTTGATCCGTCTATCGACTCGGACGATGACGAGGCCATGCAGGGCTATGACAATCGCAAGGTGCGCGACATCGTTTCACGCACCGGAAAGTTCATTCAGCGCGGCAGTCGCCCGAAACTCGTCATTGAGCATGAGAAGGACGGCAAGCCCACCCGGCCCGAGGCGGTCGGCGACATCACCAGCGTCCGCTACGAGGAGCGAAACGGCGTTGCTTATGTGGTCGGCGATGTGGAGATGCCGAAGGAAGCGTTCGACTCGCTGCTGGCGACCAACGCTTACCCGCGACGCAGCGCGGAGATTTGGAAGGATAATCATCTGTCGGAGGTGGCTTTGCTCGGGCGCGATACGCCGCGCAGGCCGCTGCCGGATACACGATTCACGAAGCACGGCTCGAAGGTGGTCTTTGAGCGTCCTCTTGGAGTGGTGCGCGTTTCTATTGACTCCAAGGAAAAGTTTGATGAAATTGGCGTCGGCGGAGGACTCAACACCTTCGTCCCGTCCGCAGGAACCAAAGGAAAGAACATGCCCAGCAAGATGAAGAAGAAGATGGAAGCCGACGAGGAGGCCAAGAAGGCTCTTGAGGCCGCTGCCGCTATGGAGTGCGAGGCCGACGAGGACGAGGACAAGATGGCCGAGGAGGCCGATGCCGAGGCGATGGCCGCTGAGGGCATGGAGTTCGCTGGCCCCGTCGATGGCGATGAGGACGAAGAGAACTTCGCCGACGGCGTTCATGTCGATATCGGCTCGCATCAGGGCGAGGCCGAGGAAGAGGACGAGGAAGAGATGGAAGCCGCCTACGGCGGGAAGGCCAAGATGAGCAAGGGTGACAAGTCCACGAAGGCTCTGTTCGCTCGCGTGCAGGAACTTGAGAAGCAGTTGAAGTTGGAGCGGTTCGGCAAGGAAGTCGATGCCATGATCCGCGACGGCTATCGCTGCGGCAAGTTCCGCAACAGCATGGTCGAGGAACTGTCGGACGCTGCCAACCCCGGCGCGAAGATCGCGTTCTGGAAGGCCACGATGGCTCGCCTGCCGCTGAATGTGCCGACCGTGGCGCAGCACACTGTGACCGATGAGGGTGGCGAAACCCTCGACCCCAAGGTGGCGACCGCGCGTGCGGTGCATGAGGCCGCTGGCGACCTCGCCAAGTTCAAGCAACTGTTCGCAAAGTACACGGGCCAGAAGGCCTAATCGAAAGGACAATGACAAATGGGCGCATTCTCTGATACTCCGGCACTGATCGCAGGTGGCGACATCTACCCCTTCCGTTTTGTGAAGCCTTCGACCTCGGCTGACGATACTGGCCTTCAGGCTGCGGAAGCCACCACTCCCATTTTGGGCGTGACCGACGGCAGCACCAAGACCTTCAGCAACGGAACCGCTAGCGTGGTTCACGCTGCTTCGGGCGATCCGATCACCCTTCAGGGTGGCAACAATGGCACGGTGCTGGTTCTGGCTAGCGGCAACATCACTCGCGGCGCGTATGTCGAGTCGGATGCTGACGGCAAGGCACAGACCGCGACGACCACGGCTGGTACTCGCTATCACGGCTATGTCGCGCTTCAGAGCGCGGCGGCTGGCACGATCATTCGCATCCAGCGCGTTGCGGGCATGCGTACCTACTGATCCAGCAACCCCAACGACTAAAGGAGCAAACACACAATGCCAAACACTTCCTCTTACGCGGTGGCTCCGGGTGGCGGCAATAACGCCTTCATCCCGACCTTCTCCGCTGCGACTGGTCAGATCCAGATCGAGTTCACTCGTAGCGTCAACCGCTTCCCCATTACGCAGTACGCGCAGATCGTGCCCGTGCAGCAGATGAGCGGCTACTACCTGAAGATCGACGAGCAGGAAACCGCTCGCGTGGTCAACACGCAGGATCTTCAGTGGCCTCTTGGCGAGGATCGCCCGACTGGTATCAACTCGGACTTTGAGTTCAACCAGTTCACCTGCCAGCGTTTCCAGACCTCGTTCCACATCCCGCAGGAGACTGCTCGTCAGGCCCAGTGGGATGTGGTGGCGAGTCATGCTCGCATCGCGGCGGCCAAGATGATGACTCACCGTTCGCTGCGTATGGCTACGCAGTTGACTACGAGCAGCAACTACACCAGCAGCGGTGGCGGTCAGAACTACTACGCCAACGCAAGCGATCTAGTGGCTAGCACCGACATCACCACCGATCCCGATGGTGTGCAGAAGATCATTCGTGCGGCCATTGAGCGCATCGTGCAGAACACGGTTGGCGCGGTGTCTGCCAAGGACATTCTGCTGGTTGTCAACCCCATCACCGCTCGCATCATGGCTACCAGCGCGGGCGTGCGTGACTATGTGAAGAACTACCCCGCTGCTCTGTCCTTCCTGAAGGGCGACGATACCTTCGCCGCTTACGGTCTTCCGCAGACCCTCTTCGGTCTGGGTGGCGTGGTGGTCGATGACACCGTTCGCGTCAGCAGCCGTAAGGGTGCGACCGATGCGCGCGGATTCTTCTACGGCACGGCTTCTGCCCCCGGCATGGTGTTTGTGAGCCGTCCCGGCGGTCTGGTTGGCAACGAAGGCCCGTCGTTCTCGACGGCGACCATCTTCGCCTACGAGGACATGACCGTGGAAACGATGGAAGATCCGTGGAACCGTCGCGTGCGTGGCAGCGTGACCGACAACAGCGCGACCGTTCTGACGGCTGCTCTGTCCGGTCTGTACATCGCCGACGCGAACACCTGATCGGCTCTGACTCTGCAACTTCAGGGCCGCTCCGCTAACACCGGGGCGGCCCTATTTCATGGAGGACTGACCAATGGCAATGGCCCAACTTCTCTCCAACGCTAACTTCATCCTGTACGCAGACGAGCGACTGCTGAAGGAACTGGCGACCGATACGAACGCGGATGGCACGATTTCGTCGTCCACGATCATCACGGAAGCCCTGCTCCGGGGCGGCGAGGAGGTGGCTAGCGCGGCCACCCGGTCGAACGCCTACACCGTGACCGAACTGGAGGCTCTGGCTACCGACGGCAACGCGCTGGTGCGCGGGCTGGTGGCCGATCTGGCCCTCTGCTTCCTGTTTGAGCGTCGCGGCGGCGATGTGCCGGAGTCCGTCAAGGCCAAGGCCAACAGGGCGCAGGAGGCTCTAGGCGCGCTCCGGGACGGCAAGCGAGTATTTGCCGTGGATGCCAACCGAGGGGCTGGGACGGCCTCTGTGTCGGTCATATCGTCCGCCACGCGAGGTAGCCTGCACATGGCCTCCGATGACTCGTTCTACCCGCCCCGGCGCACGCAGGCGTACTGATGGATCTTGGGCGCGAACTAGTCCGGCGGCTTGGCAGCAAGGGAGCCAATGTGGCCCTTGTGCTGGTCAAGCAGGCCAAGCAGCGCATCCGCACGCGCGGCGCGGATGTGGGCGGCTACGCCCGCCTGTGGGCCGACACGGCCACCATCAAGGTTTGGAAGGGCCGGGGCAAGAACCGGAAGCAAGTCGATCTGCCCCACTACCGGGCTGGCGGAGTGCCGCTAGCCGACACGGGCAACCTCCTCCAAAGCCTGAACGGGACAATTCAGGAGATCCCGAACGGCGTGCGGCTGTTCCTGCGCGGCCCGCTCTATGCGGTGTTCCAGCACCACGGCTTCAAGACGAGCGGAGGCAATGTGATTCCGTTCACTAGAGCCGCAGCCCGTGGCGGTGCGCGTAAGTGGATCAAGCAACTAGAGGGCGATGCAAAGACCAAGGCCGAGGGGAAGCAGAAGCAGGCTATGGAGCGCAAAGAGTTCATGTATGCGAAGAACGGCGTGACCGTCCCGGCTCGCCCCATATTCGCCATGCCACCAGCCGCGAAGGCCGAGTTGGCTCGCGCTATCGCTCGCGCTCTGGGTGCGCGTTAGAATCAAACAGGAGGAATCCCAATGGCAACAGCATTCGAAGTCACAGGCCCGCACACCATCCAGATGAAGGCCGCAGGCGGCTCATACGCCACGGTCGGTCGCGGCGATAACGACGACCTGTTCCGTATTGAGAGCGAATATCAGTATGTGGACATCTTCACGAATGAATTCGGCACGATGCCAGCGGAAGTCATCCGCACGGGCGCAAAGGCGACCGTTTCGTTCTCGCTGGTGCTGATTGATCGCACCAACTTTGAGACTGTGATTGCTGCCATCGACGGCGGACAGACCAGCGGAACCTACGCATACCCCAAGGTTGGTTCGGTTCTGAAGCCCGGTATCACGGGCGACACCACCTTCAGCGTCAAACTGCTGCCGGACAGCACGGCAGCGGGACAGAAAACCGTGGAGGTGTTCCGTTGCCGCCTGCTGGCTCTCAACCACACCGACTTCGGCAACAAGGCCAACCGGATCGTGGTTCGTGCAGAAGCCCTGCCGGACGCAGACGCGGCTGACAGCACGGTGTATACAATCACCTGATGACCGAAAACCAGTTCATTCAGGAATACCCCGTCGGCGACAAGGTGGTGAAGATCGACGCGCTATTGGTTCTCTCTGAACTCACCATGATGGGAGCCGAGGAGAATCCGACGCGCGAGAACTTGATTCAAGCCACGCGCAACGCCATTCGTCCGCAGTCCGAGGCCGAGGCTTTGAGTCCCACCGAAACGCTTGCTCTTGCGCTTCGCGTGACGATGAGCCTCAAGTCCTTGGGAAACGCTGGCGCACCGTAGCGATATTCGCCGCTGTCTACGGTGTTACTCCTTGGCAACTGCCTGCCGATGTTGCCTTGGGAATGATGGCGAACCTTGGAGTTGCAAACGCATGGAAGGCTGTGCCGATCATGCAGGGAGTTGGAATCGTGATGAGCGGCAAGGATGCGCTCACGAACTTTGCGCCGTCGCTGGTGGGCAAGAAACCTAGCGTCAAGGCGCAGATTGCGGCATCATTGGACGCATTGAGGACTAACCAATGGCAATCTCGCTGACCACGCTCTACAACCGACTTGGCAAACTGATGGGGATGGCGAAGGCGCAGATTGACGCGCGCAATACGCTCCTCGACCGGGTTAAGGGCACAGGCTCCTTTACCTCCTCCGGTCTTGACGCGCAGTACGACGCATCGACGCGCTACATGATCTCGCAGGTTCTTGACTACTTCCTGAACCTGACCGCGACCACAGATTCTTCCGTTCAGCGCGTCATCGACTCGGGAGCAAAGACGCTGATCGAAATGATCTACGCGGACAATGCCAACATCTACAAGGCAGTCACGCCTTCGATGGTGGAACTGAATCGCCAGATGCGCGCGGCCAGTCAGACCATCTATCAGAATGTCATCACGCAGGGCAGCGTGTCCTATGCGGCTGCGAATGTCGGCACGGGCAAAGTCATTCTCCACGGCACGCCGTCGCAGATGTCTCCAACCGAGACGATTCGGATTCAATGCGTCAGCGACACCACGACGGGCGCAACTCTGGGCCGCGAGGTGTTTCAGATCACGGGCGGCACGCGGGTGACGGATGTGACCTCCTACGACTGGCCGGGTGGTAGTGGCGCAGCCCTGACGCTTGCGAGCAGCGACTACAACGATTCGCAGAACACGCTGACCAACGGCGGCTTTGATTCATTCACGGGTGGCGTACCGGATGGTTGGACGGTTGTGACAGGTGCTGCATCTCTGTCTCAACTGTCTACAGGAACATTCCGCAACGGTTCTGCGCTTCAACACAGCGGATCGGTTGCGGGAACGATCTCGCAGACGAGCGCACAAATTGTGCTTGGCCCCGGAAAAAGAATTATCTATGGGTTTTGGGCCAAGAAAGTGAGCGGAACGCAGACTCGTGATGTCGCGATGGCATTGACCACTCCCACCGGAGATTTGGTTGAGTCAGATGCAGCGTTGCTCACAACATCGTGGGCATTGAATGTGTTCTCTTATCAAATGCCATTCGATGCGCCTGCAACAACAGTCACGATGGAGTTCCGCTTTGATCAGGATGTGGGCTGCGTCAAGGCCATCGACTGCGCGTTCGTGTTTGTGCCTCCGCAGGCTGGCACGAACGGCCAGTTCATCCAGATCATCGGCGGCGCGACCGACTGGCGCATCGGCGACTACGCGACCGTGGCGATCTCCAACAACTACCAGTCGAATGTGTTGACCTACACCGAGCGGTTCTTCGCTCCGTTTGCCAACGGAATTGAACTTCCAACGGGTTCGACTGGCACGATCACAAACAGCGTCATCCCGTGAGCAGCATTACCGCTAGCACGACGCTCGGTGCGTTCTTCTCCGCTATCGCGGGACGGATTGCAACGCAACTGTCCTACGCCGGGAATCGCGTGTTCGTGGTGGACAAGTTGCGATTGCAGGATTCGGCTGTTCCGAACATTCAGATCGAACCCATCAGCCTGTCGGCTGCTGGCGACATGTCGGGCTTGAATGTGTCGCTCATCGACTACCGAGTGCATGCCGTGGTCAAGGTGGAGTACGACTTTGCCAAGCGCATGACCGAAAGACTTGTGGACAATAAGAGCGCGTTCTTGACCGCCAACGCTGCTGCCGAAGCCTTGATTGGATATGTGCCGAACACGGGTAGCAGTGGTCAGGTATGGATGAAGATCGACGCAGGCACGCACGATGACACGACCGGGCTTGTGAGTGCATCGGCGACCATGCGTTCATTCGTGAGGATCATGGCCGATGGCTGACGAATCCCTTGGACATATCGACCTGCGCGTGATCTCGTCCGCTATCACGGGCGGCGCAGGCGGCGGTGCGGGCGGAGAGTCTCCGATCAAGAAGGCGGAGAAGTTCGCTCTTGAGCCGCTAAAGGGCGTTGAGGAAGCCTTCAAGAAGTTTGGAACGCTCAAGGATGTGTTCACTTCCATCACGCAGGGCGGCGGCATTCGCGGAACATTGCGCGCGGCTAGCGGTGCTGCCGAAGCCATCGGCGCGGCTGGTGCGGGTGGCGTTGGTACGGCTGCGCTCGTCGGCGGTGTCGCGGCAATCGGAATCGCTGTGGCGGGCGTGACCGCGATTGTGGCTGGCATCAGTTCTCTGCTCAGCAATGTCCTGTCGCGTGTTTCCGAACTCGCGCGAGTCAATGCCGCGATCGCAAATGAGAATGCCCTGAACAAGTTGGGAGAACTCCAGAGAGACATGAAAGAGGCCAAGATTCTTGGCCCGCTATACACGACCGTTTCGACCATTTGGCGCAGCATTATGAACGGCGTTCAGCCCATCATGCTGTTCATCAAGACGGCTCTGATGGCTATCGTCATTCCGATTCTCAAACTGGTTGAACTAGGCGTGTCGATCATCGCCACGGTCATCCAATGGATTGCTGGAATCCTTGGCAGCATCCTGTCCGTGATTGGGCAGGGACTCCAGACGCTCGGCTCCATGCTGTCCGCTCTTTCTACCAACATTCCGTCATGGATGGATCCGGGCGGCATCCTCGCGGGTATGGCGAACGCGATTGGTACTGGCTTCTCATCTGTGGGTGCTGGCATCTCACAGGTTGGCGGAACGCTGCTCAACATCTCGCAGATGGTCAACAAGGCAACGCAGAAACAGAATGTCAACGCATGGGCGACCGACACGCTTGACGCTCTTGCTGCGGGCATTGGCGCGAGCGCGTCGCATGGATACAGGACAAGGAGTGCCGTACCTTGAAACTTCGCTACACCCCTCCGGCTGCTTCTGGCGGTTCTGCGACTGCTTACACGCTGACAGGCGTGAAGGTGACGCGGTTCAATGTGGAAAATCTCTACGAGGGCG